GTTGTATTTTGATCGTCTTTTCTTGCTATCTTTGGCATTAACCTACTAGTACCTTTTTCTCAGGCATAGTTAGTCCAGTCGTGGCTTGAATATATTTCAACTCAACATTTTCATCAACGACTGCAACTAACGCAACACTAGTAGTATTTATTGTTACAAGACTTGACGGTTTCGCAGTAAATAAACTGGGGACGAGGCCTAAACCTCCATTCTGTCCTGCAACTACAGAAACAGGATCTATAATTTGAATATTAGGCAAATCAACTGATTTTACCTTAGCAACTATTTCCTCGCCGCTGTTTAATTTAAAACTATAAACTTTATCTACTACAAAATTCATTTTATTCTCCCTTTTGGAAATATTCACGTAAATTAGCGTATCCACCTATATGCTTACCATCAATAAAGATTTGCGGTACACTTTTAGCATTTGGAACAGATTCAAACAGTTGCTCACGATTCCATCCAAATCCTAATTTACGCTCATCAATATCAGCGCCCTTTTCATTTAATAACTTGAGCGCCATAGTGCAATAACCACAATCTGGTTTGCTCCAAATCACTGCTTTCATTTTATTCTCCTTATAATGATGGTAAATCGTCATATTCTAATTTATCACTCATAATGCCTATGACATAATTAGTGCTTTCATTTTCTTGTAGTGCTGTTTGCTTTTTACTTGTATCGCTGTGTTTGTTGAACCAAGGTATGGGCGTAACTTTGGGTGCTGGCTGATTATATTTTATACCAATTTCTTTGAGCGCAGTATTAGCGGTATAATCTACAAAATCTTTTAATATGTTTGCATTCAGACCGATAACACTACCCTTACTAAACAAATATTCAGCCCACGATTTTTCTTCACGTATTACATCCATATACATAGTATAGACTTCTGCTTCGCACTGATCGGCTGCCTTGATAAATCGTGGATCTTCTTTTACTACTTGATTTATAATCCAAGCAGTCCACTCTTTATGTAATAGTTCATCCTGCAATATCAAACTGATAATATTCCCGTTACCTATAAACATTTTGTTTTCTACCATAGCAAGGCTAGTTGCAAAACTTACCATAAATCTAAATGCTTCTAATGCATAACTTGCATTAAGTGCTAACCAAATGGCTTTAATATGGTCACTTTCTTTTACTTTTTCTCCTGCTTCTACTTTACAATTTAGTAAATGTAAATCATCATAGTACTTGCCAACACTGCTTGCCATGTCTATAATTTCTTTTGTATCATGTATATTATTAAATATGTCCTTAGGCACATTGTAAATGTTGCGTATTATGTGACTATATGATCTACTATGAATATTAGTTTCAAAGAATGTCCAGTTATAAACAAGCGCCTCTAGTTCCGGCAATGATATCACTGGTGTAAATATCTGACTAGGCCCACGACCTTGCAAACTATCTAATGCAGTTTGGCGTAGTAAGTTACTAGTGAAAATATGTTTTACAGCTTCGCTAGCGTCTTTAAAATCATTAGCATCTTTGGTTAGACTAACTTCTTCTGGCACCCAAAAGAAACCACGCGCAGTTTGTTCTAGTTTCTGTACCTTATTATATTTTACTTCTTCAAATCTTTGTATAGTTACAGGACCGCTGGGGTCAAGAAACATTTTGCGATTGAGATAATCTGTTTTTGTTTTTAAATTATATTGTTCTTTACTCATTTTAATAATTTCCTGATGCTAATACTATTTTACAAATATGTTCTAGTCTTTCTATGTGTTCATAGGCGCGCCAGGGAGTAGTATCTATGCTTACTACTCCATGACCTTTAATACCCACGATATCATATTTAATATATCCCATGGTATCCAAACATAGATTATTATGTACTTTATCTGCTAATTCTTGGCTTATTGGTGGTACATCAGGAACGTTAGGGGCTACTTTTGTATATCGCCCTAACTCTGGAAATCCTTGTACAAGTTTGTCTAGTTCTATACCGGCATGCATAGCAGCAACACAATATGTTGGATGAATATGAACTACAACACGCACATCGCAGGGTAAAATAGCAAATTTTTGCAATCCAAAGTGCATAGGTATTTCCCCACTGGGCCTTAGGTTACTACTAATTGCTGTATATTCCATTTCAGACCAACTATAAAACTGTCCTAGTGGTTCATATGATATTGCTATTTTTTTGAATTGATCTGGTTGTAATGTTTGCTTGCGTACCCCACTAGGAGTAATATAAAAATAATTACGGTCATGATGACGTATGCTTACATTGCCATCACGACTAGTTATCCAGTTGCGCTTGTAAGCATCAACCATTATATCACAAATAGTTTCTAGCATTATAGTTTACAACTCTCGCAATCTTCTTGTGCAATATCTTCTTCTACTTTTTGTGCTACCTGTTCTTCAACTACTTTTGCGCCGGCCTTATTGATTAGACTATAATAAAAAGTCTTTAGTCCATATTGATGTGCCAACATTAAATTCTTAGCAATTAATGTAGTAGGAACTTTACGTTCTGGAAAATGTGCTGGATTATAAAACGTATTAGTGCTAATACTTTGATCAACATATGCTGCTAATACTGCTGCTGTTTTGATATAACCAAGACAATCAAACTGCTCCCACATAAGTTCATATTTGTTTTTAAGTTTATTATATTCTGGAACAACTTGTGTGAAACTACCTGCCTTACTTTCTTTCGTACTAATCAAACTCATAGGCAATTCGATACCATTAGTTGAGTTAATGACTACGCTTGAACTTTCTACAGGGGCGATTGCCATCAATGTAGCATTTCTTACACCATGTTGTTTCATCTCACTACGGAGTGGTTCCCAGTCAAGTTCAGGTTTAAAGTTTACAATTTTGTTTACACCTTTAGCACGTAACTCCCAGGGGAAAATGCCTTGACCATAACGTGTTTTGTCACTATCTACACACTTACCACGTTCTTTGGCTAGTTCAACAGTTGCTTCTGTCAAGTAAAAAGCCTGATGCTCCATCCAACTTTTTACTTCTTGTAAACTATCTTTGTCGCCATACTTTAATCCACGCTTGGCGTGCCAATACGCTAGATTAGTTACGCCTATACCCAATGGTTGTATCTCATCATTACTAAGTTTGCTTTGTATTGATAAGAAATCTTGGTAGTCAAGTATATTACAGAGGCTGCGCTGTAATATACGACATGCTCTACGCATATCTTCAGGATTACGAAATGCACCCCAGTTAATACTTCCTAATGTGCAAAGCGCGATACGACCTTGATCATCGTCTAGTCGCTTAAAGGGTTTTGTGGGCAATAAGATTTCGCAGCATAGATTGCTTTGATAGATAGTATGATATTCTGGGTCAAAGGGACCTTGATTCATAACATTATCAATGAATACTAGATAGATACGTCCTGTATCTGTTCTTTCTTTTAATATACCGCCCTTGAATACATCTTCTGCATTCATGGTCTTTTTGCGTAAATCCTTACGTTTTTCATATTTGACGTAAAGTTCTTCAAACTTCTCAGAATTTGTATAGAATGTCTCATATAAATCAGGAACTTCATTGGGGTCAAAAAAGGTTATATTTTCACGGTTTTTGAACCTTTTCCAGAAGAATGCACTCAGTACTACGCCATAGTCCATATGACGCACTCTGGTTTCATCAGTTCCTTGGTTATTCTTCAATACGATTAAATCATCAAACTGATAGTGCCATATTGGATAGAATACTGTAGCACTAGCATTTCGTATGCCACCTTGACTACAACTGCGTAGATCCCCAAACCATTTCTTTAAAAATGGTATCATGCCAGTATGCATGACTTCGCCGCCGCGAATAGGACTACCCAATGGGCGTAGTCTGCCAACTTCAAGACCAATGCCAGCACGTTTGCTAGCATACTTTGCCATCATCTCTCCGCTAGCAAAAATACTATCAAGATCGTCATCGCTACGAATAAGAACGCAACTACTAAATTGTTTTGTGGGTGTGCCAAGTCCTGCCAACACAGGAGTAGCAAGAGTAAATAACCCATCACTAGCGCAGTTATAATATTCTTTGACAAGACGAAGGCGTTGGACTTTATCTTCGTTATGAAATACTGTTGCTGCTGCAACCATGTAGCGAATTTGTGGGGTCTCATAAATTTCCTTCGTGGCACGATTGCGTACCAAATACTTTTCTATCAACTGTTCAATGGCTGCATAACTGTACTGCTCGTCCTTTTCATGGTCAAGCATGTCATTCATCTTGTCCCATTCATCTTGTGTATACCAGTCTAGTAAATCTTTTGTATACAATCCCAATTCAACATTTTTCTGTACAATACTATAGATATGTGGTGGCTGATAATTACCATAAACATCTTTACGTAACATACTAACACGTTGCTTGCCAGCCACATACTGATAATTAGTATGTCCAATATCTGGATTATGTTCAATATCGATTAGGTCTACAATAGCACGTAATGTAATCTCATCAATTGTTCGTGTAGTAATACCGTCATAGAAATGTGGCTGTGCTTTGATCTCAATCATACTTTGGGATATATCGGCTATGCCACTACAAATTTTAGCGACTTGTGCTTGCCATTTTTCAATGGCTAAAGGTTCTGCTTTTCCTGATCTTTTAATTACATTTATTTTCATTACAACCCTATTTTTGAATACAGCGGACTAATATTTAATATTCTAGTTATCTTAAAGTCTTTGATGTGATTATTTACTACAGTGTTTGGCCAGTAATTCATCACATATTTTGCGTTATCAACTAGGACTAATACCACTTCGTTATTATTATCATCTATTGCTTCAACAATTTCAAGTTTATTGTTGCCCAGTAATAACACAGTATAGAGCATACCCAACGCCCTCGCGTAATAACAATAGATATTATCATTTAATAATTGCCAAGGCGTGGGCCAATCTTTTACAAAATCAACATGTAGGTAATATGTAGATAATGGAACATTTTGCCAAAACTTATCTACTTCTTGTATTTGGATATTAAGTGGTAAAGATAGTAATTTACTACGTAGGTCTACCCATGATCGTAACCTTGTTTCGTAGTCAAAGAGGAAAATGTTGGTCACAATGTACTTATCAAAAGCACACTGTGACCATTGCAATTTATTAAGCGTAAGTTGCGTTCAATGTGAACCACTGAGTGGTTGTTGTTGCAACAAAGTCTAGTCTTGCGCCTGCTGCTAATGAAAAGGCTGCATTAGTAGACAATGAATTAATTACGCCACTACTTGCAGGATATACACTTAATGCAGTGCCTGAAGTATTTAACACAGTAATACGCATACCTGCTACTGCTGTTGGTAGTACAACACCCTGACCTGCACTTACAGTTGCTACTACGTTTATATCTTTAGCCAACACAGTTGCAGTGCCTTGCGTTGATCCTGCTGCACTTATGCCAGTTGCTACTGATGATATAGTATAACCTGTTACAGTTACATTAGCCTGTGCTGAGATATTACCTGATACAGTTAAACTTGTTAATGTACCCACTGATGTTATATTAGGTTGTGCAGCAGTCGTTACTGTTGCAGCACTACCGCTTACACTACCGCTAATTGTAGAACTTACAGTCAAGCCAGTTAGTGTTCCTACTGATGTGATATTTGGTTGTGCTGCTGTTGTTACTGTTGCAGCAGTACCGCTTACACTACCGCTAATTGTAGAACTTACAGTCAAGCCAGTTAGTGTTCCTACTGATGTGATATTTGGTTGTGCTGCTGTTACCAATGTACCAGTTAGTAATGTACCACTTACGTTACCTGTACTTACGTTACCGCTTACAGTTAAACTTGTTAATGTACCAACTGATGTGATATTTGGTTGTGCTGCTGTTGTTACTGTTGCAGCAGTGCCTGCACTACCGCTTACTGAACCACTGATTGTACCACTTACTGTCAATGCACTTAGTGTACCAACACTTGTTATATTTGGTTGTGCTGCTGTAGTCAGAGTGCCTGTTAGTAAACTTGCACCAATTGTACCACTATTAGCATAAACATTACCGCCTATTATGTTACCATCAGCATTACGTGCTACCAATGTGTTTGCTTCATTTCCTACGTTACCATTTACACTTAATATAACTAGTGAACCACCGTTATACCCAGTAGCACCACCTGAACCAAGTAAATAACTACCAAATGCTAACTGTTGATTTGTATTGGCTGTAATAGTACCACTAGCACCTAGTGTTATTGATGTGCCATTAACAGTTAATGATGCATTGGCTAATCTTGCTTGCTCAAGTGTGCCACTTGAAATATTGCTTGCGTTTAGACCAGTTAATGCTTGCCCATTACCTATAATATTACCTACGCGCAAGTTACCATATGTGCTAAATGTTACTACTTCATTTGCTATAGTTGCAACGCTAGCCATACCGAATTCAGCCGCGCTTGTGTCCCAACCCATGAATGCGA